ACGCGGCTTTGGGCGACGCCCATTTCCCCGGCGCTGCGGGCAATGCTGGCGTACGTGCCGCCCAATTCGATGAAATTAACCCGCGAGCGCTGGGCAATTTCGTACAGCCCAGCGCTCGCTTTGGCCGCCGCGTCAATGCTGCCCGTGGCCAGCTTGAGCTGGTTGTTCAGGACGGTGACGCTATCCGCAACTTGGATGTACCCTTTTGCCAGCAGGGCCGCACTTGCGATAGCCGCAGTTATCGCCAAGCCGGTGCGGGTGTACGAGGCGGCCAGATCGTCTTGGGCCTTCGCGGCATCGTGTGCCGCTTTGGCAGACGCGCTCGTGGACGATTCGACTTTACGCGCGGAATTTTCCGCCCGTTTGCCAGCATCGGCCAAAGTGTCGAGCGCTTTGGCCGCCGTGGTGACAGGGCGGGAATCAACAGCTAGGCCAAGGGTTGCGATGTCCATGGCCTAGATTATGACCGCAACAGCCCCCGAATCCGCTTGGCAATTTTGGGTTTTTCAGCCGCCGTTGTCGGAGCTTGCCACGGAGGGGGGCAATCCGGGTCACGGGACCGCTGGCGCTGGGATAGATACGCTTGGGACAAGTGCAACAACGTTTCAAATTCCCACCGACCCAGCTTCACGCCCGCCCCGGTCGCCCACGCGGCCAATTCCTGGGCGGTCAGCGGGTGGTCGCCCATATCCGGCCCGGCGCGCATCAGCAGGCCCGTAATTTCGGGGTCTGGATTTTCCGGGGCTGGCAGCGGCTTGCTGTTGCTGACGTACAGTTCGCCGCGTGCCGATAGGGGTTTACCCTTGGATTCCCGCGCGGTCCACAACCACGCGGTTTGCTGCACCCAAAGGGTCAACCCTTGGCGGGTTGCGGCAAAAAACGCTTGTCCTCGTCAATGGCGGTAATGACCGCATCGCGCCATGCGCGCTTTTTGGTAAACATTTGGGCCGCAATGGAAAGATCAAACGGAATTTCTGCGCCGGCCGCGTCGGTAAACCCGAACCAGCCCACCGTACACGCCAATGCAACAGCGTGCAGATTGGCCTGCGTGCGGGCGTTGAAGATTGCCATACCTTCGTCGGTATCGGTATCAATCTTTGGCACATCACCCTTATTGGCCGCCCGGCGGTACGCTTGCCCCTCGTTGCGCTGGCGGTCAGATTCGGCCAGATATTGCGGGCTGTCCGCGCCCACGATGATGAAGCCGCAATCCTCCGCGACGGTCACGCGGCTGGTGACGTTGGCAAAGTCGGCATTGATCAGGTCAAAAACATTCATGGTCGTTCCAATTGGTTAATAAGGGTTGCAGTGTAGCGCAAAAATAAATTTGCAAAGCGTTAATAACGGTATTAGAATTGAGGCACCAACAACGCAACGGAGTAAACAGCATGATCCTCAACCAAGCCCAAGCAGAAGCCGTCTATAGCGCCATGTGCGCGCTCAACAATGTAGCCAGCACCCGGTTTGCCGCTAGCTTTGAAACGCTTAGCGGGAAAAGCATACGTGTTGCTGAGAGCAGCGAAGGGGTTTCTGTCGCGCTGTTTGCTTTCCAAGGAAACCCAAGCCAACAACTTGAAGCAATCGAGGACTACCCCGCCCAATCCGACTTTGCCGCCGCGTACGGCCTGCAATAAAAAAGGGCCGCAATGCGCGGCCCTTCCGGATGATGCGGCCCGTGTTACGGCGCAGCCACCTCAATGATGCCCACGCCGGTTTTGGTCGTGGTCAGTGCGAGCGTGACCGTCGCGCTGCGGATGCTGTCCACACTGGTCGCGGCCTTGCTGAACGACATAACCTTCGCTTGGAAGTAGTCAATTGCGCCGTCTTGGTACGTGACCTCGAAGCTGTAATCGTTGTCCGATTCCAGCGCGGCTTTTGCCAGGGTTTGGCCGGCGTCGTCGTCGTCGATGGCCAATTGCAACGTCTTGTTGCCCAGGTTGAATGAGCCCTTGAACTTTTGCGTGCCGCGCGTGTCGATGGGATTGTGCGTGACTTCGGCATAGGTCTTGCCGTGTTCGCCGCCGTCGGTGATTTCGCCGATGTTGGTAAAAGTCAATGCTGCATAGCCCGCCGCGTTGAATGTAGCGGGTTGCGCTGCCGAAATGCCGATTGTGGTGCCGGCGACCGTTTGAACTGGCATGATAGCCTCCTGTTAAAAAATGGAACGATACCGGATCGACACCGGAACCAGCCAGCGGTCCCCCGTTGGAAAGCCCGCCGCAATTGCCGGTGTCCCCTCAATCCGCACACCAATTATGCCAGCGGAGAGACTTGTACCCGCAGCAAAATGCTGCTGGATGGTTCCGGCCAGTGCATCCATAGTGCCCGTAGGCGTCCCGCGCGGGAAATACAGGCCGATTTGGTACACCCCGCCGTTGTCCTGCAGCTGCTCGGTCAGGGTCCGATTGCTGGGTGTGCGGGGCAGCAGAGCAACCTTCGCGTAGGTCACGCCCTGCACTGGCGCGTAATCCTCGCCCTCCCATGCAACGGGCGGTAGGCCGGGCAGTGTGGACAGGCGCGTATCCAGCGCGGCGCGGATCAATTGCTGGCTCATTTGGCTTTCGCTTTCTCAAGTGCAATCTTGATTATCTGCGCGTATTCCGTGAGTGTCACGCGCACCATGCCGGCTGGCGCCTGCTTTGACCACGCCTCGTATTCCAGCCGCCGCGCATACGGCAGGCTGTTGGTGATGTAAATCACCGTGCCGGGTAGCGCGCCCTCCAGTTGGTCTTGCCAGCGGGCAAAGCTGCCCAGGGCTGGCGCACTGCCAAGCGGCTGCTTGTCAAACGGGCTATCCGTGCGGGTGTCCGGGCCGCCGTCACCAATCTGCCAGTTACCCCGGAAGCGGCCCGTATCCACGGGACTGCGCTGCACCACCCGTACGGCCAATTCCGTGACCGTGCCCACCAGCGTATCGGCAATGGTGCGATTGGTCGCGTCGGCAAATTTGCGAAGATCGGCGGCGAAGCTCATGGCGGCATTGTATCGCGATAATAACGGTGGTATACTGGCAATTCCGAAACGAAAGCAGATGTTGGTCTGCGCGAGCGGTAAGGGGCCACCAAAGCCTACCAATGCAGCGAGTAGTTTCGGAACCTCTCAAGTATCAGTCGGTGCTCAATCATTTAACCGCGTGTGAGCTAAAGTGCCCGGCTGATACTTGAGGGTGACGAACAAGCGCGCAACAATGCGGACAAGCATCAGTAGTCGGACCTGTGCTCCGGCCACCCTCAACCTTCAAATGGGGAGGTGGTGAAATTGGACAAACACACGGGCGGCAATGCCCGCCATCTACGCAGCCCGCCCCTGCACCACAAACCCAATCGGCACGCCCGCGTAATCCCACGCACTGCAATTCTGCACGGTGTACCACTGCCCACCGTCAAACTGCACGCGCTGGCCAGGCTGCGGGGCTGGCATGTCGCCGCCATCTAACAGCACGGGCGACACGATCAGGCGCACATCGCCGGCCCGTATTTGGGTGCCGTCCACATCCTTACTCTTGTACTGCGTGCGCAGGCCGCTGCCCGTGTAGTCGGTCACGGTTGGGGGCGGCGTAGTGCCGGTGGCCGGGTCGCGCACGCCGGGCACGCTCACGCGCAGCACCATGGGCGCACCCTTGCCAGCGGGGCGCGGGGCCAGTTGTCGGATGGCCAGTGCGCGGCCTCGGTCGTGTGTGTCGGTCATTTGGCTATGGAGTATATTGCCCGGCACCGGCAGCGCGCAATCTCGCTCATTGGTGCGCCCATGCTGCTGTCGCCCGGATTCATCATCAGCGCGCCCCGTGGCGTCACAAATGGCGCATCCCCCGGCTTGGTCTGCCCATTCATTTCCCGATGGCTGGCACGCACCCGCTCGTCGGCCCGCGTTTTCCAGCGCTTGCTGATTTTGCTCGGGTCCGTGCCATCCTCCACCAGTTGGCGGTATAGCTGCGCGCGGCCCGCGTTGTACGCCTCCAGCGCTTGGATGCTGGCTACGGTATCCGCCCGCGTGGTCAGCAGCCGTTCGGCGTACCGCTGAGTGATTTTGTCGATGTCGGCCACGGCCACCGGGCGGCCCGCTTCAATCGCGCGCTCCACAATGCCGTCGTACCGTTTGTCCCGGCGCACCCGCTGGAAATAGTCGCGCATCTTGGCCGGGTCGCCGCTTGCAAGCTGGGTGCGCGTATTGTTGAGCCACTGCACATCCTGCCCGGTCAGCCCGACTACGCCTCCAGTGCGCTCGCCGTTGGTACCGACCACGCCCAGCAGGTTGCGGGCGATGCGCGGTGGCCCCATGCCGATCTCTTGCCCGTGGGAAATTACCGCCTGGATGGCGTCCCCCTGCTCGCGCGCAATGATCTGGATGGCATTGGCCTGCGCCTGGTTGACCCACGCCTGCGCGCTGGGCCGCTGCATGTCAAATTCCACCCGGCGCATGCTGGCCGCCTCGGCATTGCCGCCCGCCAGGTACGCGGCCCGGATGTCCTCGGCCAGCCGCCCATACCGCCCGTTAAAAACGTCGCGCGCAAGCAACATATTGCCCGACTGGATGCGCGCGAGAACTTCGGCCAGTGTGGTATTGCGGGTGATAGTGGCAGCTTCGGCCAAATAGTCACGCGCCATCTGTTGCTCAATGGCGTCAAGTGCGCGCAGGTATTCGGCTTCGGTCATAGTGTTGCAATTGTGCCATTGCAAACCGTTAATAACGGTATTAGAATTGAGGCATCAACAATCGGAGTAAATATCATGGGCCAGCCTGCTTTTAAAAGTTACACATTCAGCTTCAGCTACGTTGAACGCGCGTACGGTTGGGTACTCCTACGTGAAGCTGTCAAATTGTTAGTTATGGGGCGCTGCCAATTGGCGGTGCGCATGGAACAACCGAAAGATGTACGCATGATGGCCGCTGCGCACGGTGCGCAAGAAAATCACCCGTCGGCAGCACAATGACCCCCGCACCATGGCCCTTCCCGCCGCCCGGCGGCCCCGTTCCTTGGACCCGCAAACAGGTCGAGGAATACAACCGCCAGCAACAGCGACCCGCCCCATTTTGATTGGAAATACCATGCGCCACATCCTAGCCGCCCTCGCAATTTCACTGCTGTCCGCATGCGGAAGTTCCGCCCAGCCCGTCAACGTGTGCATGCAGCCCAGCGACCGGCTGGAGCCCATGCGCGGGTGTGACGCCACGGTCTGGACGATCAACGAGCCCGATCCGGTCAAATCTGTGGCCATGCAGGCATCCGTTCCCGGCCCGATGGTGCTGTGGCCTGGGCATCGCAGAGATTGGGCGCGGTCGGTGGTCAATTTCCCGGCGCTGATTACCGAAGCGGCCAAATACCCCGGCAAATTTCCGTGGGTAACTGTGTATGACGAGCCGGGATGGTGCAATGGGCAGTTGTGCTATTGGGCCGACGAGGCGCTGGTAATGCAGGGTGTTGCGCTGGCCCATGCGCACGGTATCAAAACGCTAATTACCGTTATGCCGGATGTGATTCTTGATCCGCGGTTTGCCATCAAAAACATCAACGCATTCGACGGCATCGCAATCGACGTGTACCCATCAATCCGCCCGACTGTACCGAATTTTGGCGCGTGCCGATGGAACGACAACCCGGTGGCCAATTTGTTCTACTGCGCGGCCCAAAAGCTGCGGGCATTAGGGTACGTCGGCCAGATTGGCTACATGCCCCAAGGTTTCGGCATGGTCACGGACACCCACGCGCACCGCATGGAATACCTGACCCAGCAGCGCTACGTTATGGGCAACGCGGGCGCAATGGGGGCCGATGCGCAAATGGTGTTCGGCTGTCACCTGGGCGCCCCGGAATTGGCCGCAGAGCCCGTGCTGGTCCCGCTGTGCGGCACGCCGTACGAATCGCTCGTGACGCCCTAGACCGCGTAAATA